TTTGAAGTTCTTCGTGGAGTATATCATGATACTGGACTTCAGAGAGAAATGTTCGATAAGTTTGAAACTGTTATGTCTGGACATTTCCATCTAAAATCAAGACATAAGAATATCGAATATCTTGGTACTCAGTATCAAATGGGATTTACAGATGTCAACGAACGAAAAGGTTTTCATGTCTTCGATACCAAGACTAGAGATCTAGAATTTATCCAGAACACAGAAGAGCTGTTTCATAGAATAGTTTATGACGATTCTCTATCTGATGAACTTGAGAAACTTGACTTTCCTAGTTTCAAGGATAAGTATGTACGGCTGATTGTCCAGAGAAGAAACAAGCCAGTCTTTTACGAAAAGTTCATGACAAAGCTGAATGAAGCCAAACCATATGATGTGACGGTCGTAGATGAAGAAATTGAAATAAATTATTCGTCTATTGATATTGATATGAATATGGATACAATAACGATGATCTGCAAAGAGATAGATGATCTATCCGAGATCACGAACAAAGACGATATCAAGAGCATCATTAAAGATCTTTATCAAGAATCCCTTACCATAGATGATTAACTTTAAAAAGATTAAATTCAAGAATTTCGGCTCATTTGGAAACACCTTTTCTGAGATTGATTTCCAGAAAAGTCAAACAACTCTTGTCAGCGGATCAAACGGAAACGGTAAGTCATTTGCGTTTCTTGATGCCATCACATTTGCCCTCTTTGGCAATCCTTTTAGAAACATCAATATACCGCAACTTGTAAATAGCGTAAACAAAGGAAAGTGCCTAGTCGAACTAGAGTTTGAGATCAACAAGACTGAATATATGATTCGTCGTGGCCTTGCCCCAAAGGTCTTTGAGATCTATAAGAATGGGGAGATGATAGAACAAGCAGCCAAGACCAAAGATTACCAAGACATGCTTGAGAATCAGATTATCAAGATGAACAGAAAGACTTTCATGCAAGTCATTATTCTTGGTAAGTCTTCGTTCGTTCCTTTCATGGAATTACCCCCGGCTGATCGTCGCCAGGTCATCGAAACAATCCTAGATATTGATGTCTTTTCGTCAATGAACTTGATCCTAAAGGGCAAGCTTTCACAGATAAGGGAAAGTATTAAGATTAATAAGCTTGACCAAAGAGTTATAGACGAAAAGATAAAACTTTATGAAACTAATCTCAAAAATTTACAATCCAATATGGAGAAGAGCCTTGAAGTGTTGGATAATAAAATCAAAGAGGCGACTGAAGAGATTGATGGATCTAAAAGAAAGATTAAGCTTCTAAACAAAGAAATCCTTCAGGAAGGTAAGAAGCTAGAACAATATAAAATTACGGACGAAGATTTGGCTCTTCTGAGAGAGAAGAAGGCGGATCTTACTGTTAATATCAATACTATAAATGAAGAACTGGAATTCTTTAATAATAATGAGACTTGCCCAACTTGTAAGCAAGCCATTGAAGAATCCCATAAATGTTCTATTGTTTCGGCTAAGAAGAGTAGATTAGCCAAACTAGGAACCAATGCAGAAGAGATTATCAATTCAATAGCTTGGCATAACGATATTTTAACTAAGAGCAAAGAGGTTCAAGAGCGAATCAAAGAACTTGTTAGAGAGGTCAAGTCGCTTGAACGAGAAGTAGTTAGCCTAGAAAAGGTAAAGGCAGGCTATGAAGCTGATAAGTGTTCTGTAAACGAAGATCAGATAGCTTCTACAAAAGAACAGTTAGAATCTGTTAAAATTGAGAAGAAAGTAAAAGAAACTGCTTTGATCTCTCTCGAAAAACAGCAAAATGATCACGAACTTGTAGTAGATCTCTTGAAAGATAGTGGAATCAAGGGAAAGATTATAAATCACTATCTCCCGATTATAAATAAGTTAGTGAATAAGAATCTCAGTAACATGGGGTTCTTCGTGAAGTTCAATCTTGACGGTGAATTTAATGAAAAGATTGAAAGTAGGCATCGTGACGAATTTTCGTATTTGAGTTTCAGTGAAGGAGAAAAGATGAGAATCGACATTTCTCTACTCCTAGCATGGCGAGAAGTTGCAAGAATGAAGAACAGTCTTCACTGCAACCTACTCATCCTTGACGAAGTATTTGATTCTTCGCTGGATTCTATCGGAACCGATGAACTTATGAAGTTGCTCAACGGCCTGAAGAAGGGTTGTAATGTCTTTGTAATTAGCCACAAGACAGATCAACTACACGATAAGTTCAAGAACACGGTTACACTAGAAAAGAAAAACAATTTTAGCAAACTGGTACAAAACTAATGAGTTTGAATTTTGTTGGAAAATTTAAAATTTCAAACCCAGACGGTACACTCAAGGTATACGACGAGGGAGATGTTGTCGAAAAAGAGGGCAAATACTTTATTGCATCTTTTGAGACAAGCGGTTTTTCTCCTGAGCATGGCGAAAAAAGGGGTTGGAAGCTCTTGAACTCTGCTGGAGTACATACAGGAGCGTCTGCCCCTTACGAACCAGTTGTTGGTCAAAGATGGCTCAATACAGCGAATGGTATGTTGTATGAGTACATCTACGACGGCAACTCGTATTCTTGGGTAGGTATCTTATGAAAAAACATCCACTTTGGAAAATCATTCGGGCCAGAAAACTCGCAAGATTCTTTAGAAAGAAAAAACTTCGTGATTTGCGTCACACCACGAAGAAATTAATGCATGATTTGCGTGACGGGAGCCTTGACTTTTACGACTATTTACAGGACAATACCTGATCGAAAGGTGAATTTTATATTATGAAAACAACAACTAAACTAACTCTCAGCAAGCCCACTCTTCAGATCCTGAAGAACTTCTCAACGATCAATAGCAATCTATTGATCCGTCCCGGAAACAAGCTTGCTACAATGTCTTCTTATAAGAATATTGTGGCCGAAGCCACGGTAGAGGAGACATTTGATCAGGAATTCGGTATCTGGGATCTATCCCAGTTCCTAGGTATTCTGTCGCTATTTGAAAACCCGGAACTGGAGTTCCACGATAAATACCTTGAAATTTCGAACGATACCGGATCTTCGGTCAAGTACTTCTACTGTGAGCCAAAGCTGATCACCAGCAACCCACCAAAGGCCCTTACGATGCCTTCCGTAGTCCTAGAGTTCAGCCTCTCGGACAAGAAGCTGAACGAGCTTCAGAAGGCTTCTGGTGTTCTTCAGGTCGCTGATATGTCGATCTACGCTGAGGACGGGGAGGTATTTGCCAAGGTCTGTGATGTCAAGGACAACACGACAAATACCTACTCAATTAGCCTTGGGAGCACCGAAGACTGCCTTGATGCCGATTTCGATGATGATTTTGAGTTCCGTCTAAAGATGGAAAACCTCAAGATGATTCCCGGCTCTTACGATGTCCAAATTGGAAGCAAGGTCATCAGCAAGTTTATTTCAAAGAATCTAAATCTTACTTATTGGATCGCTCTGGAATCTAGCAGCAATAGCGGGAGCTAATCATGACAACTGACCAGTACCTGTGGGTCGAGAAGTATCGACCCCAGACGCTATCCGATTGTGTTCTTCCAAAGGAACTAAAAGCCACCTTTAGCGAAATGATTAAGGGTGGTGAATTGCAGAACATGATGTTTGTTGGTAAGCCTGGGTGCGGTAAGACTACCGTTGCCAAGGCTCTCTGCAACGATCTAGGCTGCGATTACATTCTTATCAACTGCTCAGAAGATGGGAATATCGATACTCTGCGAACAAAGATTCGTGGCTTTGCTAGCACTGTATCATTGACCAATGCCAAGAAGGTAGTGATTCTGGACGAGTTCGATTACTCCAATGCCCAGAGCATTCAGCCTGCTTTGCGCGGGGCCATTGAGGAATTTGCAGCCAACTGCCGATTCATCATGACCTGTAACTGGAAGTATCGAATCATTGAACCTCTTCACTCTCGCTGCACAGAGATCAACTTCAATATTCAAACAGGAGAAAACTCCACGCTTGGTCTTGAAATGTACAAGCGAGCTTGCAAAATTCTAACTGCTGAAAATATTGAATACAATGAGAATGCAGTTAGACAACTTGTAATCAAGCATTTCCCAGACTTCAGGCGAATCATCAATGAACTTCAGCGATACTCTGTATCTGGAAAGATCGATATCGGAATTCTCTCCGAAGTCAAGGATGTTGATGTTGCCAAGCTAATTGGTTTCATGGCACAAAAGAACTTCAAGTCTGTTCGTGAATGGATCGTGAAGAATCTGGATAATAGCACGGATATCTTCCGTAAGATCTATGACAATCTACAGGAAATGCTAGTTCCCAGCAGCATTCCGCAAGCAATTACGATCATTGCTGAGTATCAATACAAGTCTGCTTTCGTAGCTGATCAGGAGATCAATCTGACAGCCATGATGGTGGAGATCATGATGAACTGTGAATTTAAAGGAATTAGCAAATGACATATTCTCAATTTGGACAAGACGACGAAATAGTAAAATTTTTTAATGGAAAAACTAGTGGTTGGTTTATTGATGTTGGCGCACATTCAGACGGAAGTGATACAATTCTTCTAGAAAAGATGGGATGGTCTGGAGTTTGTGTAGAGCCGTGCGACGATCTATTTGAACAACTTAAAAATAATAGATCTTGTTTATGTGAAAATATATGTTTGGGTGATAAAAATGGAGAAGTAGATTTTTGTTGGAATACAGGATATACTTCAGCTTTGAGTGGAGTGGTAGAATATTATGATCAGAAACATATTAAAAGAATAATTTCTGAGCAAAATAGTATGGGTGGAGAACGAAAAATAGTTAAAAAAACAATAAAAACATTAACTACTCTATTAGAATCAATTAATTTTCCCAATCACATAGAACTCTTAAAGATGGATGTAGAGGGAGGGGAATATCCTATTATACAAGGAATTAATTTTTCAAAATATTCATTTGACTTAATTACTATCGAAGCAAATTATCAAAACGAATATGAAAAATGTAAAATTATCTTAAATAAGAATGGATATCAAGAATTTAAAAATGTTGGTATTGATGTATTCTTTAAGAAAATAGTAAAATGAATTTATCTAAAGTACTAGAATCCATCAACTATACTAAGGAAGATATTCTCGACCAAGATGGTCGGGATTATGTCCCTTTTATAGTCAATAAATCTCTCTCTTATTTCATGGATACCGTGGCCTATGCCAACGAAATGAACAAGTACCCATTCCTAGACAAGAGAATGCAGTATGATTACTACAGATTGGCTGTTCGTAAGCGAAAGCGATTCAGTGGATGGGCCAAGAAGGATAAGAGCGATGTAATTCAGGCTATTATCAAGTATTACGATGTCTCCTATCGTAAAGCATGTGAATATGAGGTTCTTTTGACCCAGGACCAAAAGGATGCTATTGTAAAGCATGTAGAAACATTTAAAATTTAATAAATATCCTTGTATGGAGATATTATGAACCAAATTGACGAGGATATTTTTCAAGGTTTAGGTGTAGAAGTAAAGCTAAAGTCCGAACAGGACTTTTTAAAGGTTAAAGAAACACTAACTAGATTAGGAGTTTCTTCCAAGCAAGAAAAGAAGCTTTATCAATCATGCCATATTCTGCACAAGAGAGGAAGATATGCAATCATGCACTTCAAGGAGATGTTTGTTCTTGATGGTTTGAAGAGTGATATGGACGAGAATGATCTTGGCAGACGAAATGTAATAGTGAAACTTCTTACCGAATGGGGATTGATTCAGCCCACAAACCCAGATAAATACAAAGAACCGCAGTTAGGGATTAATCAAATTAAGATTCTTCCCCACTCGGAAAAGAAGGATTGGACTTTAATTCAAAAATATCATATCGGTAAAAAATAATGTATATTTGTAATGAAGATTATATGCCCCTCGACATAAAAGAGGCCGTTTACAAGTTTTTAAACAAGAGAAATGTTACCAAGCCAGTAGAGGTCTACTGGGGTAGAGGTATAGATGAAGCCGTGTTTCTCTATAGTAAAGATAAGACTAAGACAACTTTAGCCTTCATAGACGATCCTGTGATGACTGAATTTGCATTACAGAATCTTGCCGAAGTAGAATCTCGTTTTGATTATATCTTGACTAATTCTCAAGAACTTTTAGAATACTCTAACAAATTTATTAATTATGAAAATAGATCTTCGTGAAATACCAGTATATTGGATTAATCTAGACACAGCAACGAAAAACGCAGAACGAATGACTAAGATGTTTGAGAAGCTAGGCTTCAAGAACACTATTAGAAAGTCTGCTAGAGTTATTCCATCTCCACCGGATACGATACCAGCAAATAAGCACTATGTCGGTTGTGCTCAATCCCATATTGATATATTTGAACTTTCAGATCTACAAACACCATTTTTAATTCTTGAAGATGATGCTGAAGTTATTGAAGAGAACTTTAATCCTGTATTAGAAGTTCCAGACGAAACAGATGCAGTATATCTGGGGGTTAGTATAGGTAATAGAGGATATACTTGTATCCAATATAATACAGATTATAAAAGAATTGCTGGAATTTTGGCAACTCACGCAATCCTATACACAAGCGAAAGATACAGAAAAGATGCAATAATTATGTCAAAGGATTTGGTTTATAATCGCCAAACTCCATTTGATGTCGGTTGTGCTTTTCTTCAAAGATATTTTCAGGTGTTAACTCCAAATAAACCAGTTTTTTACCAAGCAGATGCTGCTGATAGTGCAAATAAATGGGAATATCTTACTAAATGTGAATTGGAGATAAGAGCATGATTACATTTAAACTATTGGGCAAAAATGGTAGATTGGGAAATCAAATGTTCCAATTTGCTTTTTTATATCATGTGGGGAAAAAGCGGGGCTTTGAAATAGGATATGATTATAAAAACAATCCTGCAATCTCAAAAATATTTAAACTTCCTGCCCAGAATTCTGATTCTATTACACCAAAAAATGTAGCAATAGAAAATAATAATTTTGGTTATTTTGATGTATCTAATGTACCTGATGACACAGAATTTAGAGGTTACTATCAAAATAGCAAATATGTAAATGAAAATGAAATGGATTTAAGACAGATATATTCTTTTAATGAAGAAAAACATAAAACATGTTTTAACTTTATAAAAGATTTAAAACAAAAAAACAATAAAGAATTAGTAGCTCTTCATGTAAGAAGAACCGATTATCTTGTAGCAGACCATATGCATTTTGTATGTGATAAAAATTATTATGATAGAGCTATTTCTAATTTTGGAAAAGATTATTTTTATGTTTTATTTACTGATGATAAAGAATGGTGTTCTAAGGAATTTAGACACATACCAAATATCATCATGAATAATGATACAGAGATAGATCTTATTTTGATGTCTCTATGCGATCATAATATTATTTCTAACAGTTCTTATTCTTGGTGGGGATCTTGGTTGAATGAAAATCTAAACAAAAAAATAATTGCTCCAAATAGATGGTTCAATAAAGTAGGGCCGAAAAACTGGCATGAGATTTATAGAAACGATATGGTTTTAATATAATGAGCAATTTGACATTTATAATTCCAGTTAGAATAGATTCCAATGAACGGTATGGAAATATTTTAACTACGGTATTATACTTGTTAAAACATACTGATGGTAAGTTGATAATTACAGAAAATGCAGCTGTTAAAAAATTAAATTTTGAGAACATACCTAGAGTAACTTACAGGTTTCAACACAATTCAAGTTCAATATTTCATAGAACAAAAATTTTAAATGAAATGTTGAATATAGTCGATACTCCAATAACTGTTAATTATGATGCCGATGTTTTATTGCCGCCAGCATCGTATAAAAAAGCAGAAGACTGCATTTTGAAAGACAATGCAGATGTAATCTACCCATTTAATTTCGAACAATATGACCAGATTAAAATATTTCATAATGATGAAAATTATAAAAAATTTAAACAATCATTAGATTTAAATGATATAATTCCAACAAAAGATAATACAGGAAAAACTATATCAGGTCACTGTCAATTCGTAAATACAAATACTTACAAAAAAATTTTTATGGAAAATGAAAATTTTATTGATTGGGGACCAGAAGATACTGAAAGACTTTATAGATTTCAAATGTTTAAGTGTAAAGTTGGTTTTTTAGATGCAAAAGTATACCATCAGGAACATCCACCTAGTATAAGAACAAATTGCTCAGAAAATAATCGCAAACTTTTTGATTATTTAAGTTCTTTATCTTCAGAAGATTATAAACTTTATTATCAAGAACAAGAATATTGGAAAAAATATGAAACAGCTATTTATAATTGAATCGGATGTAGATGGGGAAAGCTGGAAAAAATACCAATCCAGTAGCGATAAATGGAAAAGAACTTTTGATCCAAAAAGCGCAGATGGATTTTTAATTATTGATAATACAGCAATTATTGATGATAATAGGAAAAAAATACTTTTTCTGTCAGAGCCTTTAGGCATTAGACCACATGCATTTAAACTATTAACACATCAAGATTTTACTTCAAAATTTGATCTGATAGGGACATGTCACGCGAGATTTTGTGATAATAAAAAAATTGTAAAAGTAAATCCATCGGTTGCAGTTGCCGTAGATGATTCCTTTCATACCAAAAAAACTGGAATGGCATCTATGATATTTTCAAATAAAACATATTCATATGGCCACAAATTAAGATTTTTTATTGCTAAACAAATGGAAAATGTTGAAGGCATATCAAAGTATGGAGAAATGTTTAATAATAAGATAGATATAAAAACAGATGGTTTAGCAAAGTATAGATTTCATTTTGCTATAGAAAACTGTTCTGAGCCAGGATATTATACCGAAAAGATTAATGATTGCTTTTACTCAGGAACAATACCAATTTATTATGGAGATCCTGAGATCGGTAAAGTGTATAATACAGATGGAATAATTTTTTTAAATGACTTTAGGCCGGAAATGTTATCCGAAAAATATTATGACTCAAAAAGAAAAGCTATAGAAGAAAATTACTCTATAGTAAAACAAGTGATAAAAACTAACAACATGTTTGACCCAATAAATAAACTAATAGAGATGGCATATGAAAATAGCTCTTCTTAATATAGCAACAAATAAGTACATATCTTTTTTGCCCAATCTGTATACTACAGCTGACCAGTTATTTTTAAAAAATCATGATGTAGATTATTTTTTATTCTCTAATTTAGATTTTAAAGTTAATAACTGCAAGAGAAATGTGATCACTAGAAAGATAGAGCATAAGCCTTGGCCTTATATGACTCTGTACAGATACAAATTTTTTGTACAGGCAGAAGAACAACTTAAACAATATGATTATCTTTATTATTGCGATGCAGACATGTATTTTTTTAGTGAAGTGGGGGATGAAATTTTATCTGATCGTGTAGGTACTTTACATCCTGGTTTCTTTAATAAAGATAAAGAATTATTCACATATGAAAAAAATCCACAGTCAACAGCATTTTTAAGCAATAAAGATGGGGAACATTATTATGCTGGAGGATTTAACGGTGGATCTTCTTCTGAATTTTTAAAGATGGCAAAGACTATTGATGAAAATATTTCAAAAGATGAAGCTAATAATATTATTGCCAAATGGCACGATGAAAGCCATTTAAATAAATATCTCTCCACAAATAAACCAACAAATATATTAAGTCCTTTATATTGCTTTCCTGATAGATGTACTAGTAACATGCAACCTAAAATTATAGCAATAACAAAAAACCATGAATTATTCAGAAGTGAAACCTAAAGTTTCGGTAATTATTCCCGCTTATCTGCCAGAAAAATCTTATACGAACTTTCTAGAACAAGCCGTAGATAGTTGTAAAAAACAAACATATTCAATCCATAAAATTGTAATTGTTTATAATGGCCCTATCACACAAAAAATTAAAGATACAATAACAATTGATCTTAAATCGAAGACGAGCGCATCTGTAGCTAGAAATATAGGAGCAGCAAATTGTCTTGATTCTGATTATTTTTGTTTTCTTGACGCAGATGATTATTTTCATTCAGAAAAAATTGAAAAGCAAATTAAAGCTTGTTTGGAAAATAATTTAGATTTTTGTTTTACTGAAGCCATTAAGGTTGATGAAAACAATAAATTGTTGGGTGAATTTGCATATAGGCAAAATGCAATAGATACACAAACGATAAAATCTACTCTACCATTTGATAATGTTCTAGTAAATTCGTCTGCTATGATCAAGAAAGAATCTTTTCTAAAAGCTGGAATGTTTTGCCCGACAAATGAATACAAGATAGCCACCAATGGCCCCCATAATAATGCAAATGGAGCAGTTTACGAAGATTATCTTTTATGGTATAATGCACTTCATAACAATTTTTCTTTTAGAAAAATACCAGAATTTTTAACATACTATAGAGTAAATACATCGGTGGCTAGATGATAAATTTAGTATTTTCACAATATGAAAACAAAAATGGTCCAGGAAAAGTGGCAATCAACACTATAAAGGGAATGCAACTTTTAGGCGTTCCCTTTACCGTTAATTCAGACAATTCATTTCCATCAGTATTTCTCCAAGAGAATCCACATATGCGGTCAAAGAACCTATCTAAGGATCTTGTTGGACCAAATATATGCGTCTTACCCCCAGACAATAGAGTAATAATGGAACAAAACTATAAGAAGTGTTTAGTTCCATCTTCTTGGGTATTTGATAAGTATTCTCGTTGGTTAAATCCTAGTAAATTGGCAATATGGGCAGTAGGGATTGATACGGATTTATTTGCTCCTTCTCAAAATAAAACTATAGATTTTTTAGTGTATTATAAGAGAAGAGACTTAGACGATTTAAATGCAGTATGTAATTTCTTAAAATCCAAGAATCGAACATTTAAAATAGTTTCTTACGGAAATTATTCCGAGGAACAATTTAAGCAATGCATGAGCGAATGCAAATACGCATTCTTAATTGATAGGTGCGAGAGCCAAGGTATAGCCGTACAGGAAATGATGAGCTGTAATTTGCCCATATTGGTATGGGATGTCAGCAGATGGGCTGATAGGGGCGAGGAATATGCCTGTAAAGCCACATCAATACCATATTTTACCGAACAGTGCGGAGTATATTTTTATGATAAGGCAAGCATGAATGTAGCATTTGATAATTTTATGCAGCATATTAACCATTTTGAGCCTAGAAAATATATTATAGATAACTTTAGTCTGAAACAAAAAGCAAACGATCTTGTGAGAATTTTATATGATTAAAAATGAGTGGAAAACAAATCTTAATTCGTTAATTATAAATCCCTGGTTTTTACAAACACCCTTTATCAAGGGATTAATGTTTTCTAGCGACGATGGTATTTTTATAAATGAAATACGATGGATAGAAAATAATTATCCACAAAAGTTGGACTTGTTAAAAAATCCCAATCTATTTGGTAATCCAGATATCAAAATTTATAACGGGGAAAGATATAACCCAAATGATATCCATATGGCATATCATTTTTTAAAGTATTATAATTTCAATCCAATTCAATCGCCCCTAAAGATATTTGAGTGGGGTGGTGGATATGGCAATCTTTATAAAATCATAAAGCTACTGTTTCCCGAGCTTGTAGAACGATATACCATAGTAGATTTGCCACAGTGTCTAGAAATGCAAAAATACTATTTGCATAATTTAAATTTATTGGATGATAAAATTACATTTCACTCGTCCTTAAATTTACCAGATAGTATATCCGATCAAGATTTGTTCATATCGACTTGGGCAATTAGTGAAAGTCCGACTGAATGTTTTGAGTATTTAAAAAATAAAAATTTCTATAGCTGTAATAGATTTTTAATAGCATTGCATCAATGTGGAAATCACATTCCATTCATGCAAGAATCTACAGTTATATTTAATCATTTTATTTCTGCAAATACACACGCCGAAGAAATATCATTTATCCCCGGTAAGAATTATTATATTTTTAAATGAAAAATTTACTATTAACATTTAGCTCTTTTCATGTATCAAGTGATAAAAATTTTGAACGCGAAAATGAATATTTTATTTGCTACGACCAATTATTAAGATTACTACCAAAATCTTTTGATTTAGTTTTTATTGACAATACTACGAAAAAAATAGAAGACATAAAAAATAATAATTTAAAAAATTTATTAGCTTCTAAAAATTTTATTTTTTATGATTTTAATTTGGGTCAGACTAATAAAGGTCTTGGCGAATTGGAAATGTTATTTAGGGCAAGAAGTGCTATAAATTTTTCTAACTACAAGAATGTTTCTTATTTGACCGGAAGAAGAATAATCACATGTCCTTATATTTTTGAAAAAACTGATGCTATGAGTAAAGAGGCATTACTTTCAAATCCACCTTTGGTAAGAGTATGCGATGGTCATGTTTATCAATCAGATAAAACTTCTTATAATGATATGTTCTTTTCAATGAGATCTGATATAATGAATAAATACATTGACTTTTCTGAAAAATTCTTAAATGTAAATAATAAAGAAATAGGCTCAGAACAAATTTTATACAAATTTGTGAATGAACACCAAATATCTTATGAATGGTTAGAATTTTTGGGAATGATAAGAAACGACTGGAATCAATACGCTAAAACATACACTAGGAATTACGAAAATTTTCAATATTGTTAATAATGGAGAATAAAATGGATATTAGAGAAAATGTATTACCGTGCCTCAGACCTTATGGCGGAAAAGAAGAAATTCAAGCTCTAACTCAAGTTATTGAGAGTGGTTGGTGGGGTAAGGGCGCGAAAGTGGCAGAGTTCGAAAAGTCTTTTGCAGAGATGGTTGGAGCCAAGTATGCAGTAGCAGTAACAAGTGCTACGCATGGGCAAGACCTTGTTCTTAAGGCTATGGGCATAAAAGACTGTGATATCATAAATCCTACTATTTCGTTTTTGACAACAGCAGTGGTTCCGCTCTGGAATAACTGTACCACTAATATTGTAGATGTCGATAGACGAGCACTTAACATAGATCCAGACGATGTGAAAAAGCATTTAAAAAAGAACACAAAGGCGATAATTGCCGTGAATATGGCAGGGGTTCCGGCTCCAATAGCAGACATTAGAAAGTTTTATGATGGATTTATTCTAGAAGATTGCGCCCATAGCTGCTATACCCCAGGTGCAGGAATGCAAGGAGATGTGGCTGTATGGTCATTCCAGGCAGTAAAGACAATGCCTTGCGGAGATGGTGGCATGATTACCACCAACGATAAAGAACTATATGAAAAATTAGTTCCTATGACATGGTTAGGTATTAGTAGCACCTTCTCAAGAGTCAAGGACGGATTGACTGGCAAGCCAGGATATTCTTGGGACTATACAGTTAATCTACTAGGCCAAAAGTGCTATATGATCGATCTAACAGCAGCGATTGCAATTGAGCAGATGAAGAAGCTAAATGGCCATTTGGAAAGAAGACGGCATATTGCAAGAAGATATAACAGCGAACTTGGCCATCTTATAGAAATACCAGAATGGACTGAAACTGTTCAATACTATTGTGCTAGAGTACAAGCAGAACACAGAGATTCGTTGATGGATTATCTTTCCAGCAAAAAGATTCATACTTCAGTACACTTTAAACCTCTCCATAAGTATGAAGTTACTAAGCAAGATAGATCTTACCCTGTAGCAGATACTGAGTGGTTAAAGCTTATATCTCTACCAGTTCATCCTGCTATGACTGAAGAAGATATAGATTATGTAATCTACTGGGTTAAAGAATACTTTAAGAAAAGTTTATAAAAAATATGATTAATGATTTTTTTAAATCTTTAGAAATAGATATCCAACCACAAGAATATAGATGGACCAGAGGAATGGTTGGAGAAGATTTAAATTTTTTTAAATCTTGCATTGATGTATTCAAAACAAATAATATTTTTAGTCTTTTAGACATAGGTACTGGACCAGGAACTTTAGTAAAAATGTGTTTGGACTCCAATATAAATGCCTATGGAATAGATCCAGTAATAGATCAAAAAACACCAAATTTATATGTTGGGACTATATCTACTGCAATTAAAAATGAAAATTTATTAGGTGATTACAAATTTTCATGCATTTCTTGTGTAAATTTTCTTCACGGGGCAAACCACAATGAAAGTGAATTGATTTCTTTATTCTCTATGATGAAAAGGAGAGCAGATTTCATTATGATTACAGAACCCAATATCGGACAAGATGCAAAAAATATTTGTATGTCTAATTTAGAATGTGTTCATAAATTCGACCGTTCTCATGGTGGAGCGTATCACAACTTGTATAAAATTTATAATAAAATTTAATATGATTTATAATATAGAAAATACTGTAAATTTAGATGATCATCCTTGTTTTAAAAGCGAAAAGACATATCCTAATTTTCAACCAGAATTAAATTTTTTTAAAACTTTTTTGATCGATTCTGTAAATCAGAATAAATCCTTTACTTTTTATAAGTTCGGAGATGGTGATTATTATTTTTTAAAGGCTGATTCTGTCGGTAGCGCAGCTCCCGGAAAAAGAGCATTAAGTAAACCATATTCTCAAATAAATCATTCGGAATTTGTAAATGGATCTAAGTTGTGTGATATTTACACATGCGAAATATATCCAGAAAATAGAGAAAGATTTCGTAGAGTAATTTCTCGTAATATTGATTATCCGGCAGAATATTGTTATGGTCTAGTTTCTAATAAATGGCTATTAAAACAATTTGCTGGGAAAATTGGGTTAATCGGTGGAAATAATAAAATTAATATCATAAGAGAATTAATGAAATATCCGCAATATCAAGAATATCTTGGTATTGAGCAATTTAATGATTATATTTGTATTCCAGAAAAATTTGCATGTGATGATATCGCAGCAACCGAACATATGGTCGGAGAACAACTCAAGACTTCTTCCTCTAAAATATTTTTAATGGGTATTGGACATGTTAAATCCGCACTCACGCATAGATTACCAAAATATTCTAATGCTATTTTTTTGGATGTAGGATCTTCTATAGATGCCTTAGCAGGAATAATTGACATAAGAAGACCATATTTTGGTGATTGGACAAATTATCAAATCAAAAATCCTAATCTTTACTCAGGAGTTGATTATCTTCAATACAAAAGAGAAGGAAAGCACATTTTCTTGGAGAATATATGAAAGGTATTATTTTAGCTGGCGGTACAGGTTCGCGTTTGGCTCCACTAACAATAGCCGTAAATAAGCATTTGTTGCCCGTTGGAAACAAACCAATGATTCTGCATTCAGTAGAAAAATTAGTGGATGCGGGAATTCAAGAAATAATGATTGTCACTACTCCAGAACAATTGCATAATTTTTCTTGTCTTTTAAAAAGTGGAAAAGAATATAAATGCGATATAACCTATAAAGTTCAAGACGAGGCGGGGGGAGTAGGTCAAGCTTTAGGTATATGCAGATCATTCGTTGGTAAAGACAATTGCACCGTAATTCTCGGTGATAATATTTTTGAAGATTCCATAAAAACTGATGTTGAAACATTTAAAGAAGATTGCAAATTATTCTTTAAAAAGGTTCCAGATGGGCATAGGTACGGAGTCGCAGTATGGAAGCAGCAAGAAAATTATCCAGCATTTTATTTAGATGCTATTTTAGAGAAACCAAATAATGTAACAAAAGCAGATGCTGTTGTTGGAATTTATATGTACAGTAGTTCTGTGTTTGATATTATAAAGGACATAAAACCATCTTACAGAAACGAAATTGAGATAACATCAGTAAATAATGTTTATGTCAAAAACCAAAAAGAATATACTTTGACATCCAGAACATTAGATGGTTGGTGGACTGATGCTGGAACACTAGAAAGCTATAAAAGAGCAAATGAATATTCTTTCGGACAATGAACCCACTTTAATACCATCTTCAGTCTACATGGACGAAAGAGGATTTTTCATAGAACTTTTCCGTGAAAACAACTATACTCTAAATTTTGTACAGGATAATTTTTCTTATTCAAAGAAAAATGTTTTTCGTGGACTGCATCTTCAGAGAAATAATCCCCAAGGCAAATTAGTTACCTGTTTAAGTGGGAAAATATTAGACATAGTAGTCAATTGCAATAAACGAGATAAAAATTTTGGAAAATTGTATAAATTTTTTCTAGATAAAGAAAAACAATTATATGTTCCTCCCAATTATGCTCATGGTTTTTATTGTATAACAGATGAAGCATTTGTGCATTATAAATGCACTGATTATTACGATCCAATTAGCGAATTGACTATTTCTGTAAAAGATTTTGAAAAAGATCTTCCTGAAATAAATTTTTCTTCTGCTATAATATCACAAAAAGATAAGCAAGGAATATCATTAAATGAATATTAAATCTGGATCTACAGTAGTAATTACAGGATGTGCTGGCTTTATAGGAAGTCATGTAACAGAACATTTATTGAGATGCGGCTATAAGGTCATAGGCATTGATAAAATGACATATGCCGGAAAGCTTTTAAACATGAAAGATTTCATCCTAAACGATGATTTTTCTTTCTATATGAAAGATATTAATATATTCGATGAAATGGAGAAAGTAATCAATGAGTATGATATTTCTGCAATAATTAATTGTGCAGCCGAAACTCATGTTGATAATTCTATAGTTGATTGCACTAATTTTTTACAGACCAACATAATGGGCGTTAAAAATTTGTTAGAGATCTGTAAAATAAAAAATATACCATTGTTACATTTTTCTACTGATGAAGTTTATGGAGATGCAATTTGCACTTCTTTCACAGAAGAATCTCCATTAAAACCAAAGAATCCATATTCGGCATCAAAAGCAGCAGCCGATCATTTAATTGCATCTTATAACAATACTTACAAAATAAAGTATTTGATTGTAAGACCATCCAATAATTTTGGTCCAAGACAACATAAAGAAAAATTTATACCAACAATTTTACGCAAACTAAAAGCTAATGAGAAAATTCCAATTTATGGTAATGGAAAACAAAAAAGAGAATGGACTTATGTAAAAGATACTGCCAAAGCAGTAGAATTGCTCTTGAATAAGGGTACTGTAAATGAAATTTATAACATTTCATCCAATCATGAAGAGGTCAATATCAATGTTGTTTCTTTGATATGCAAAAAGCTTGATATTGATTTTAATAATGCCATAGAGTATGTTCCAGATCGTTTAGGACATGATTTTAGATATTCTGTAAATTGCAATAAAATAAAATCTCTTGGTTTTAGTCCAGATAACTCTTTTGAACAAAATCTTGATGATACTCTAATATGAAATACTTATTGGATTAAGAATAACACTTGATTTTATCGTTACAAAAAGTAGAATAGATACAATATGAAGCCTACAATTACACTATGCATGATCGTGAAGAATGAAACACATGTCATTCTTCGTTGCCTTGAGTCAATTTACAAGTACATAGACCGATACGACATCACTGATACTGGTTCTACTGATGGAACTCAGGACATGATTCGTAAGTTCTTTGAGGAGAAGAACATCCCCGGAGAAATTTACCAGTCTGACTGGAAGGGGTTCGGTGATCATGCGGGAAAGATAGGCTCTCGTACAGAAGCATTCCAGAACGCCAAGGGCAAGGCTGACTATGCTTGGGTCATCGACGCTGATGATACAGTAGAAGGCGAATTCGTTATGCCAGAAAGAACGGATGTGGATGCCTATACGCTACAATTCAGCAGAGGAGAATTTACTTGGTGGAGAACCCAAATTTTCAAGAACAATCGTGATTGGAAATATGTTGGCGTTCTACATGAATATCCTGACTCAGAGCCAAAGCCATACAAAATCGAAAAGCTTTACGGAAAATACTCCATTGTCGCCAGAACAGAAGGCGCAAGAAATGTTGGCATTGATCCGAAGGAAAAATATTCCAGAGATGCTGAACATTTAGAAAAGGCATTGGCGGATGATCCTACGAATGTAAGATATCAATTTTACCTCGCACAGAGCTATTTTGATTCCCATCAATGGGAAAAGGCCCTATATGCATATCAAAAGAGAGCAGAGATGGGCGGATGGGAGGAAGAAATATTTTTCTCTCTCTATAGAGTAGCCATATGTAAGACATTCCTACAACATCCCTGGTCAGAAATTTATGATGCGTTTATGCGTTCTTATGAATCTAGACCAAGTAGAGCCGAACCGCTCTATCAGCTAGCAAGACTGCACAGAATGCACAATAGACCAAAGGCCGCATACATCTATGCTAGAATGGCATTAGAAATTCCAAGACCAAATGAAGATACTCTCTTCATAGAAGAAATTCCATATTCTTGGGGTGTATTGGACGAATTGGGTGCAGTAGCACATACTGTTGGCAAATTCCATTTAGGGATGCAAGTGTGCCATAAGCTTCTTTGCGAAAAGAAGTATCCACCCACCGAAGAAGCTAGAATCAAGAATAATTTTGAATCGTATAGTCAAATAGTAACAAAGATTCAGCATGATCGTGGAGTGCAAGAGATGGCCGAAAAGCAAAAACAAAAGGATTTAAAGAAGATAAATAAGAAGAAGAAACATAAGGTTTAAAAATGACTCCACAAATCGATCTTTCGGCAATAAAAGGTAATAATTTCAATTTTCTTTTGAGTTATTACGATGAAAATGATGTTGCAATCTCAGCAACATTCGAAAGAATCGAATTCAAAGTTTTCAGAAGTTTGCCAATAAGCGACAATCTTTTGATGTACGCTGGCTTAACTGGCGTAACTTATTATGTTTCTGGCCTCTCTGGACTGTCTTTTGATGTTTCTAAACGATTCATAGCACCCAATAAAAATGAAAATGAAGTCACTTCCACTGGCTCAATTTTCTTCAAGTTCCAATCAGATGTCATGGGGCAACTTCCAGCAGGAAGGCACTTCTACAATATAGAAGTATTTAACGGAACTACATTTAGCGATATGTTGAGCAAGGGTAGATTCGAACTTCAAAATGAAGATGGTGGATTGTTATGAAGATAGTCATAAAGACATTTAAAAAGACTTTCACTTATCAGAATAGCACCCATGTTGCGACTGGTATCGTAAGAAAAGTGAAAATCAAAAAAGAATCAACTATTGAACAATACTATAGATAATGAACTTCTCTCTAGGAAACAAAATAGTTCTAAAGAGAACCATCGCAAATCTCAAAAGAGATACAATCTTTGAATGCGTTGGGGCGCAATGGTATTCTAAAAGCTATCAAATAGGTTCTGGTGAAACTCCTCTGTTTCTAAAGGACTCTGATGGCGAAATTATTTGTATAAAGCACGAAAATAATTTAAATGAATATTTTACTGCTATTCCCGAACTAAGTAAGCCAGTAAAAACAATATCTTCTTCCCAGAAGACTAAAACCCAAATAATCGAACAAATAGGTCTTCCGGGAACTCCCGGAGCAGCAGGCCCACCCGGTATTCAAGGCCCACAGGGACCAAGAGGCCGACAGGGTATCATGGGTGATGCCGGGGCAGAAGGTCTTCCTGGCAGAGATGGCAAGGACGGGGAAAAGGGCGACAAAGGCGATCAGGGGCCACCCGGTCCACAGGGTCCTATGGGTCCAAGAGGCTTACAGGGGGAACAGGGACCGCAGGGCGAACAAGGCCCTGCTGGTATTGATGGAAAGCAAGGACCAAGAGGACAAAAAGGCGAAAAGGGTCAACAGGGACCGCAAGGAGAACAGGGTCCAGCTGGTCCTATGGGTCCAATCGGCCAAGAAGGTCCTATCGGGCCACAGGGACCACAAGGCGAAAAGGGACCAATAGGGCCAGCCGGAAAAGATGGCAAGGCAGGTTCACAGGGACCTCAAGGGGAACAAGGACCAGTTGGGCCTATGGGTCCCCAAGGACCACAGGGGGAAAGAGGCGAACAAGGAGATTCTGGTGTTGTTTCGGCTTCTTATCCTTTACGCTACGACGAAAAGAAAAAAGAGCTTTCTTTTGACATAAAATTTGTCAATGATAAACTAGCTGCAATACCAGTTAATCCAATGACAATCGATCCGCTACACAATAGCGGTGGTAGCGGTTTAGGAGTAAAGAAAAATGGTAGCGTTGTACTTCGTACTGGTGTTGCTTTTATTGACTTCGGCAATAATCTTACTGTTACGCGATCCGGGTCAACTGTAAGAGTTGATGCTGCTGCTGGATCTTCTTCTATTACTACTAAAGGTAATGATGGTGATGTTCAATTAGTAGATAGCACTGGAGCAGATTTAAAAAGAGTAACAGGCTTTAATTTAGATCCAAGTACATCTGTTTTATCAATTCCGTCAAATCTAAACATAATAGCACCTAATTCGTTTATAATTTTCCCAGACGGAACTACACAGGGAACTGCTGCATATGGTATGGCTGGTAGTACTGGTGCTACAGGATCGCAAGGTGCAACAGGTGCTACTGGTGCAACGGGTTCTCAAGGTGCAACTGGTCCTCAAGGTGCAACAGGATCACGGGGAACAACAGGCGCAATAGCATTTACTTCTTCTGCAACCGCACCAACAGGAGCCACATACGGTGATATGTGGTTCAACACAAGCAGCGGAAATGTGTTTGTTTACATCACAGATGGCTCGTCTTCATATTGGGTTGAACCATTTGGTCCTCAAGGAGCAACTGGTGCGGCAGGGGTTGCTGGTGCAAATGGAGCAACTGGTCCTCAAGGTAACACAGGAGCAACTGGTCCTCAAGGTGCTACAGGTGCTACAGGTGCTACAGGTGACACGGGTCCTACGGGTTCTACAGGACCAACAGGTGACACGGGTCCAACAGGTGCTACAGGTCCAACAGGTGCTACAGGAGCTACAGGTGCTACAGGACCAACAGGTGACACAGGTGCTACAGGTGCTACAGGTGCTACAGGTGCTACTGGTGCAACGGGTTCTCAAGGTGCAACAGGATCGCAAGGTGCAACAGGACCGAGCGAGGATGTTCTTTCTGTATTCATAGATTCCACTCCTGATGACATCTCAACAGGAAAGAAGGCATATCGTTTGATTCCCTATGACTGCGAAGCACTTGAATGGTATGTTATTGCAGGACAAACAGGATCAATACAATTTGATGTAAAAAAGTCCTCTTTTGCAAATTATCCCTCAACAAATTCAATAGTAGGGGCAGACTATCCAGGCTTAAGTGGTCAATTTAAAAATTCAAACACAGGTATCACCGCTTGGTCTGGAATAAGTGCTGGCGACATTGTGGATTTTGCTATAAATAGTAATACAGGAATAGAGAGTGTAGGATTGTTTATTAAAATTAGGAGAACTTCATGAAATCAGCGGTAGAACATCATTTCACAGGCGCAACACTTGGTTTTACTGGCGGTCTTCCTGCCGTTGGTTCAACTGCGGGTGGTTACGACTCCAGCAAGACCCTGCTCTCCTCGCTTCTTCGCCAAGCTACAGGATCAAACCCCGAGGACAAGTACATCTCTCCCGATCCAGCAGCCATCGTAAACATTCCCGAAGTGTTTGTTGGTTCACAGTTTATGCCCCATGTCTACAAGTGGTCGAACAACATCTACTGGATTTTTGCAGCGACTAATGCTAGTACCGCAGCAACAAGAACCATAACACTCACGGAGTTTGACTCAAGCACATTTACCTTGACCTACAAGGGATTCATCACGCTATCAGGAACCACGGTATCAGGAACCAAAACAGTTCGTTCGCTTCGTGCAATGGTGTATAGGCATACATCGGGAACAGTTTCCACAAGTGGCTCTTCCGCCACCATCACAGGGTCAAGCACACAGTTCACCACCGACCGTATTGCAGTTGGAGCAAGAATTGGTTTTGGAACCACAGACCCAACCGCAGTCACCACATGGTATGACATTACCGCTATTGCAAGCGACACTTCGCTCACAATCAGCGCACCCGTAAATTTGAACGCAGGCACATCGTATGTCATTGAAGAAATTCGTCTTGCAGTTGCAGTAACAAACTCATCACCTATTAACGGTGGAGTGCATCTAATCAAGGGATTGAACCACGGTACATTCACAAGTGGTGGAACAACCATTACTGAAGCAACCACAACAGACAATATCCGTGCATCGTATCTGCTTACTGATGCGGTAGGAACTTTGGGAACAGCAACAGCAACCGTGTCATACAGCACTACAAACATATTAAGTTTAACTGGTCACGGACTCAATGTGGGTGATGCTGTTCTGTTCACTACTACAACCACCCTACCAACAGGATTGGCTGCGGGAACCACTTACTATGTTATTGCCACAAATCTTGGAGCCAATCAGTTTTCTGTTTCTACATCTTTCAATGGCTCCATAACATCTATTACTGCTGCGGGTTCGGGAACACACACGGTTCACTCTGCCAGTAGTAAAATTTCAGCAACACTTGCGGTGGATGATGACGGTCGTAGTGCCACAAGCCACGATTTATACCTTGTGAATGCCGCAAACTGCCAAGTAGTCAAATACAACATACGAGCAGCATTGACTGTTGGCGCACTTACAGGTGGTCCTGCAAGCGGAACAAGCGTGAGCGCATTCGTCCACAAAACAGGAACAGTTGCGATTACAGGAACCATTTCACAGGTCAACAGCGGAAGAATCTTCACCGTGAATCACGGTTCTGCATCTGGTGTCAAGAGTCTGTATTTTGTTACCACAACCAGAGTTTACCGATGTCCTGTTTCCAGTCTTACAAATGCAAGTACATCTTGGCTTCAGGATTCTATGGTTGAAGTTCCACCCGGCGGTTCGGTAACATATACCACACTTTCAACAATGTCTCAAGTAGACTACTCTTCCACTATTGACCGTCTTTTTATAACAAACACAGGCGGAAGATTGGGAACTTATGTGACTCCGTATGTTACAGCAGGAGAGCAATTTGAGAAGTATATTGGAGCAAACCTTAGCCGATTGAAACTTACTACTACCCCATCAGGTGCAAGCGATGGTCTGTTTCCTCAAGCATCTTTAACTATTTGGACAGAAGACGGTTGGATGTTTGCAATTCCAAACTCAACAACATCCGGACAAAACTGGTTGTATGTGTTCCCGTTCGGCGTAGATGCGTATTACGAATCCACAAGCAGACAGGCAGTCATTACTCCTAAACTCGCAACCACGAACGCAAGCAAACTTTACCATGTGTATGTTGACCATATGGAATATGTAGGAGACTACGGACTCGGATTTCCTGTTGAGTCCTACAAGAAGTGGTATCGCACAAGTGGCATAGACGATAATAGTGGTGCATGGACAGAAATTGCTACAGCAGCGGATTTGGAAGCCGCTGCTGTATCTGATTACATTCAGTTCAAGATTGCGTTTGATATCATGGGTGAAATCTGCACCCCAACCCGCATCTATTCCATCACCTGTCTGTATGAGGACACTAATCAGGATTCGCATTATCAGCCATCCTTGTCCAAGTCCTCCACCGCAAGCAAGATATTTGCCTGGAAACAGGTATCGTCTTGGGGCAGCAACATTCCCAACATGAGAATTCGTCTGTATGACGCAAGCAACAACACCCTGCTGCTTGATGACAATGTGACGAGTTCTTCCTACGGCACATGGCAATACTCCACGGACGGCACGAACTGGAGTTCTTGGAGTGCCGCACAGGATACTATTGGAAACTACATTCGCTATACCGCAACGGGTTTTGGATACAGCGGAGTCACCGTCAGAGCATTGCTGACACAGGCATAAAATGGATGACATCATTTTCTACAGCGAATACTTCTTTCTTGATATGCCAGTACAGGCATCGGGAACGATATCTGCATTTGAGGCAGACAGTTCGTGGTTTGTACTGAGACTGGCGTTGCCCGAAAGAATATCCGTAGGTTAATATGCCAATTCAATTTCCACCATCTCCATCAGTAAACCAAGAATACACCTACGAAGGAAAGGTGTGGGCATGGGATGGTTCTGCTTGGGTGGGTGTGCGTCAACAAACAGGAATACAAAAGAGCAACATATGGGCAAAGCAGAATCTTCTAATTCCTAAACGGGGATTTGGATTAAACTCTGGTTACAACGGAACAACCGATCAACGCCGCACAAAGGCAGGAACTATTCCTGCTCTGAAGCACTACATTGAGCGGGATTTAGGGGAGTTTAATAGCAATCCTTGGACACCATCACAAATCACGACAGACCTTTGGTTTGATGCAGCCGATGCATCTACTATAACTCTTAATGGTAGCACCGTATCTCAATGGAACGACAAGAGTGGAAACTCTAGAAATATATCACAGGTTACAACAGCAAATCAACCCACATACAGTAGTGTAAATTCAGAAATTGTATTTGATGGAACTAATGATATTCTTAGCAATGCTTCTGTGGGAGCAGCCGATTTGGTTTCAGTAACTATAATTACTGTAATGAAAATGAATAGTGGTGGTGGAACCGAAGATGTTCTTATGGGAATCGGTGAAACAGGAAATGCAGGGAGAATCAGAACATTTTATAGAGGTCCTAATCAAACAACGGTGGGATTTGCAGGTTGGGCAGCAGATGTTGCGACTTCAACACACAGTTGGGATATTGGTGGTGGTTATCACATTTTCTCTGGATGGAACACCGCACTTGGCGCATCAAGCAATGTTCGTTTATCCCGTGATGGTGTCACCCCAACAGTACATTCTACAAGCGGCAGTTTAGTCGCATCGATTAACGGTTTCAGCGTTGGTTCTCTTCGGGGAGCAGCAGTTGGAAATTATTACTCTGCAATTAGTGTGAAAGAAATAGTTGTTTTGTATTCCGCAGTCACAGACACCAACAGACAACTCATTGAAGGCTATCTTGCACACAAATGGGGACTATCCGCAAATCTTCCATCAGATCACCCCTACAAATCCTCCGCACCATAAGCATAAATATTAAAGCAAATACTAATGCCAGACATATACACAAATTACGCAACTTCAGTCGGTGTCACAGCAGCCACCACAATCTATGCAGGAATCACAGGAACTGCAATAGTGAATGCTATTCATATTGCCAACAGCAACACCACACTAGCCAATAGTGTATCTGTTCAGTTGTTCAAGGGAGCAACGGGTTACTACATTGTTCGTGCAGCAGCAGTTCCAATTCAATCAACATACCAAGCACTTGATGCACCAATTCCACTCGTAACAGGAGACACTCTCAAAGTTACAGCAGGATTAACTGCGGGACTTGATATCATCGTATCAGTATTGGAGTCAACATAATGGCACTACAACAAATTATTCAACATCCAACAGGAACCTATTCGCAATATTGGAAGATTCGTACTCTGAATCTGAATCATACCGCCAAGACAGGTACGATTATTTTGGATGGATATGTTTCTGAACAAGCAAGAATAGATAATAAGATTCCTCTTGACGAAAGAACCATCACTGTATTTGATTTTGATGTGTGGTTTGCACCTGCTGTCATTGATGCTGCGGGAATGAATCAGGTAAAATCTGCATATACCTTTACAAAGTCCATTCCGAATGGTGAGTTTGTTGGATCAACTGATATTTGAGGAGAACTCATGCCAGAATTTGTCTTTAATTCAATAGACGATCTATAATATGTCTCTTAATTTTCCCAACAATCCTTCCACTGGCAACACATATGATTATGGTGGCATTCATTACATTTACAATGGTGATGGATGGGTCAATAAGAGCATTTATGGGATATCTGCCGGAAGCGGAATAAATTTTGCAAATTATAATGGAACTGGTCCAATTATAATTTCTACTTCTGGTGGTCCCGGAGGAGTTGGCGCAACAGGAGCTACTGGTGCTACTGGTGCTACAGGAGCAACTGGTGCTACAGGAGCAACTGGTGCTACTGGTGCAACTGGATCTACAGGGGCTACAGGAGCAACTGGTGCTACAGGAGCAACTGGTGCTGATGGTGCTACAGGAGCCGGAGGAGCATTAGGATATTGGGGTAGTTTCTGGTCAACACAAGACCAACAAGCAGCAGGCACAACTATTGCTTATCCAATTACCTACAACAATACAGATCCTAATTCTAATGGCGTAAGTATAGTTTCTAATTCACGAATTACATTTAGTTATCCTGGCGTATATAACATTGAGTTTTCTGCACAGGCTGATAGAGTTGCTTCATCTGGTACAGACACTATCGATATATGGTTCCGTAAAAACGGAACAGATATTGCAGATAGTAACACCATTGTAACTGTTTCGGGTGGTGCAGCAGCAGCTAAAACCGTTGCTGCTTGGAACTACATGTTGCAAGTTAATGCTAATGATTATGTTGAATTGATGTGGCGAACATCTGATACTCGTTTAGAATTTATAGCAGACCCAGCAGGAACAAGTCCAACTAGACCAGCAATTCCATCAGTAATTCTTTCAGCACATCAGGTCATGTATACTCAACTAGGGCCAACTGGTCCTACTGGACCGATGCCTACAGATTATGTTTCTAGTTTTAATGGTCTGACGGGTGCTATTCAAGGCGTATCTGCCGCTGTTGCTGGGACAGGTATTTCTATTTCCGGTGCAACTGGTTCAGTAACGATATCAAATACTGGTGTTCTTTTTTTCAACGGACGCACTGGTGCTGTTCAAGGTGTTTCATCAATCAATGGAAATACTGGAGCTATTTCCAATGTTGCTTTTACAAACACAGCTCAGTCATTCACCGGATTGCAGCAATTTACACAGGGGATTTCTGGATCTGGTGGAATTACATTCAATTCAGATGTAAATATAAATGACAATAACAGCCTAGTTGTTGCAACCATAATAAATGCGGGAGGAAAGTCTCAGTTAGATATTGATAACAGAGCATCTTCTAGAGTTGCTATTGGGGACTATGACGGCGGTGGTAATAGCACTTATATATTTTTAAGAGATAATGTTTCCGCTTTACAGGTATCAAATCCATATGGAGCAATAGAAATAGGTGATCCTAATGGAATTGATGCGGGAAATATCATTTCTTATTCATCTCCAGATGCTACTCTATACGGAAACAACAGTAACATTGATGGATTTGCTAATATATTTGCTTCATATGTTTCCGCTAGTCAGGGGATTTCTGCTTCTGGTGCAACTTTTGGTGGAAGTATAGTTCTTCAGAATGGAGAATTTATAAGAAACAGTACCAATGGTCAGATAGATTTAATGCCAGCTCCGTCTGGATCTACGCACTATGGCATTTACTTTGATACTACTTCATGGGGATTTGGTACTATATTAGGAACAATTCGTTCTTCTGATGGTGCAAAAAATACTGGAGGAAATCTTAGATTTGATGTCCCTTTAACTATTTTGGCTGATACCAGATTCCAACTAGGATCAGATGGTCACTACGGATTCTATAGAAGTGATACTGGAAATAACACTGGCCAGATATACGCTCTTTCTAATAATGCAAATAACAGCGGAGCAATTGCTTTAGTGAACTATTTTGCTGTCGGAAATGCAAATAGAAGCCCAGGAACAACCCATGTTCATCCTAATTTTTATATCTACGCGAATGGTACTACAAGCGCAAATGATTTTATGCGCCTTGAGCACGACAGCACTAGAGGATTAATTCAGACTGGTGGCACAAGTGGATTAACTCTTATTCCTGGTTCTGGTATAGTCGGCATCAGCGGTTCTGCTATAGTATCCTCTGGTGTTACAAATTATGTTAAAATTACTCCAGGAAGTTCAAATATTGTAGAGGGATATGGCTCTGGTGGATTAAAATTAAAAACATCAAGCGGTTCTCTATCTATAGCATCTCCGGCCATTCAAACAATAATAGGAGATGCTGATAATGAAAATAACACTACTAAATTAATAGTAGATGATGATACAGAAACAATAACATTCAATTATTCTGCTGGGCAATACACTTTCCCGAATGCTGACGGTTCTGCTAATGATGTATTAGCAACTGATGGTGCTGGTCAATTAAGTTGGATAGATAGAAGGTTTTATATACCAGCGTTAGGTGCTACTGGTTATAATGAAAGAATTGCCGCTACTGAAACATTATATGCTGTTCCTATTGGAACACAAACATTTACTGGTGGTGTTGTAGCAACCAATACTGCATATTTTAATCTATTTTATGTTCCAACTACTACAGCAGTAAATTTAATGGTATACAGTTACAATACAGTTACTACGGGAAACTTTATTGCTGGGATATACAAGGCAGATGGGGTAAATGGTCTTCCGAATACAAGAATTTATAGTAGTTCAAGCACTGCTGTATCAAGCGGATTTGCATTTAATACAGTAACAGCAGTTGGTGGGGTTGCTACATTAGAACCTGGGCTATATTATACTGCTTGTATTTTTAATAATACACCAACTATGGCTGCTGTATCCGGTAGAAGTATAAATCCTTGGGGAGTTTTTGGTCCCGCTTCAGGAGACTTTCCTAAAGGATATTCGTCTGCTATAGGAAGTTATAGTTTACCCTCAACAATAACAACTAGTTTTGTTTGGAAATCAAATTCATCAAACACCGCTATTTGTTTTATAACAAAGGCCCCCTAATATGTTTGCAAAAATTGTAGAAAATAGACAAGATACAGGCGAAGTTGTAGTAACGGACAATCGTGTTTTTAACGAGTGTGTTGAACAGCAATTAAAAACAATTAGAGAAGAAGCAGCAAAACAAATTATTGAAATTGCCCCAGAATATAAACAAAGAAACGCTTCATTGGGATTACTGTCTCAACAAGAAACCGATGACATAAAAACACATATTCAAAACATAAGAAACCAAAGTAATAGTTTAGAATCGCAAATAAATTCTATAATGTGGGATGGACAAGAATCAACTAGATCAGCGGCATGTGATGCTGTTCAGTCAATTTTTTGGTCTTGACATTCCTAGCTTTTAGTGTATTATTTGATTATGCAATCAATAGGAATTTATAAACTACATCCAACAGCACAAGATCCATCACTACAGACCGAAAACTCGGCCTGTGTTGATGTTTATGCTTATCTTAAGAATAGTACAATCGTAACCTACGACAGGTACAATAGTAAGAGTACAACCACCACAGACGAAAATACCGTGGGTATTCGTATCGGACCAAGAGAAAGAATTCTCGTTCCAACAGGACTTATACTTGACATTCCCGAACACTATTCTTTGAGAATGCACCCACGATCTGGTCTTTCGATCAAGAAGGGATTGATTCTAGCCAACTGCGAAGGGATCATTGATTCTGATTATGTGGAAGAACTAATGATTCCAATAGTGAATACCAGTGATATTTCTTACGAAATCTCTCATGGCGAAAGAATTGCCCAGATGGAACTAGTAAGAAAGGAACACTTTCTTTATCTCCATTTAACAGAAAGACCACAACAGAAAACAGATAGAAGCGGTGGCTTCGGGAGTACAGGAGTATGAACAGAGAACAACTATTTAAACATCACGAAGAGCTTTCAAAGATTGCTCTTGACATCATGAAAAAGAAGAATCATGACTATGCTGGTAACAGTGGAGAACAACCTTTTGCAAATTTCGAAAGATGTGAAGCAATGGGAATCTGCAACACGGAGCAGGGATTTTTGGTGCGGATCACGGATAAGGTGTCTCGTCTAAGCACTTTTGCAAATGCTGGAAAGCTTGTTGTAGATAATGAAGGTTATCAGGACGCAATCCTAGACATCATGAATTATTGCGTTCTATTCTCGGCTTATATAAAGTCGAAGGAAGAAACTTGCAAGAAGCAGTAATCTCGCTATAATCGCCGCATGTCTTTTTATACTTGCGTAGAAACTCGCGGCAGCAAGATCCTCTATAGAGGGGTGGAAAATGGGATTCGGGTTCAGAGGGAAGTTCCCTTTGAACCCGTTCTCTTTGTATCCAGCAGTAAATCTTCAGAGTGGAAGACTCTCTATGGTCAGCCTCTGCACCCAGTCAGTCCGGGCAATATGTACGAATGCCGTGAGTTTATTGACAAGTATGATGGGATCTCTGGCTTTGAAGTTTATGGCCAGACAGACTTCATCTACCAATTCATCAGCAAGGAATTTCCAGAAGAAATCTCCTACAATGAACGCGAGATTGTTACAGCTTTCATCGATATTGAAACGACATGCGAAGACGGCTTTCCCCAGATTTCAAATCCAACCGAAAAGATCATTGCAATCACGGTTCGGCTTGGAGCAAAGTCTTATGTGTTTGGACTTGGGGAATTCAATATTGATCTTCCGAATGTAAGATGTCAGCAGTACGATGATGAAAAGAGACTTCTGGAAGACTTCCTGATCTTCTGGGAATCTCATGCACCGGATATCATCACGGGTTGGAATGTTCGTTTCTTCGACATTCCATACCTCTATAATAGAATCAATTATTTGATGGGAGAAGAAGATTCCGACCGATTGTCACCGTTCAACCGTGTGTTTGAGAAGGTGATTCAGTCTGCAACCCGTGGACCCCAGAAGTGCTACGACATCGTAGGTGTCTCCACGCTTGACTATTACGAGCTATACAACAAGTTCACCTACACAAAGCAAGAATCATACCGTCTTGATTACATTGCATCGGTAGAACTAGGAGAGCGCAAACTCTCCTATGATGAATACGACAATCTTAAGGAGTTCTATAAGAAGGACTTCAATAAGTTCGTTCACTATAATTACCACGATGTTGAACTAGTCTATAAGCTTGAACAGAAGATGAAGCTGATTGAACTCGTTCTTGCTGTGGCCTATTCAGCCAAGGTGAACTACGAGGATGTCTTCAGCCAGGTTCGTACATGGGATACCATTATCTACAACGAACTTCTCAAGGATAAGATCGTAATTCCAAAGAAGAAGTCCGCGATCAAGGAACAGCAATACGAAGGCGCGTATGTCAAGGAACCCATTCTTGGCATGAACGACTGGATCGTTTCGTTTGACTTGAACAGTCTCTATCCACACCTCATCATGCAATACAATCTCTCTCCAGAGACTATTTGCAATGATTCGTATTTCTTCCGTGGCGGTCTAACTCCAATTCGTGTTCTGACAAACACACCAGAGGCACAGACATACACCAATGAAGCCAAGAAGAAAAATATCTGTATAGCATCAAATGGGGTTGGCTTGCGTAAGGACATCCAAGGATTCCTTCCTCGGCTCATGGAAAAGATGTATGCCGAACGCAGCCAGTACAAGAAGAAGATGATTGAGTGCCAGAAGAAACTGGAAAGCAAGAACATCACCGAAGAAGAGAGAACTGAGTTGGAGTTCCTGGTTGCCAAGTATAACAACTTCCAGATGGCCCGTAAGATTCAGCTAAACTCGGCTTACGGTGCGATTGGGAACGAATACTTCCGCTACTATGACGAATCAATCGCAGAGGCAATTACACTTTCTGGTCAGCTTTCAATTCGCTGGATTGAAAACAAGATCAACGAATTCCTGAACAAAATGCTCAAGAGCGAGTTTGATTATGTCGTGGCCAGCGATACAGACTCCATTTATATCAACATGGGTCCTCTCGTTGAGAAGTTAGCCAAAGGCAAATCAACAGAAGAGATCGTAAGCTATCTTGACAAGTGCTGCAAGGAGATCATCGAACCTTATATCAAGAAGTGTTACGATGAACTTGCAGACTCTATGAACGCTTACGCAAACAAGATGTTCATGAAGCGAGAGTCGATTGCTTCCAAGGGAATCTGGACAGCGAAGAAGCGTTACATGCTTCTGGTACATGACTCCGAAGGTGTTCGGTATGCCAAGCCCAAGACCAAGATCATGGGCATTGAAACGACCAGATCATCCACCCCGCAAATCATTCGGGAAGAACTAAAGAAGTGTATCGATATCATTCTTACCAAAGACAACGATACTCTAATAAAGCATATCGATGATTTCAGAAACAAATTCCAAAAGTTTGAGCCAGAAGATATTGCCTTCCCTCGGTCTGTGAATGGCGTAAAAGATTATACGGACCAAGTAACCATTTACAAGAAGGGTACTCCAATCGCGGTCAAGGGTGCTCTTCTCTTCAATCATTATGTCAAGAAGGCCAAGCTTGAAAAGAAGTATCAATTGATTCGGGATGCGGATAAGATCAAATTCCTGTATCTGAAGTCTCCAAACCCTGTAGGTGGAATAACTGGCAAGGATTGTGTTATTTCGTTCATAAATTCTTTGCCGAAAGAGTTTGACTTAAACGCCTATATTGATTATGATACCCAGTTTGAGAAAGCATTTCTAGACCCACTCAAGGCAATCGTAGAAGCCATTGGGTGGCAGACAGAAAGACGAAATACATTGGAGTCGTTGTTTGCATAATGTGAACATTAATCACTTTTACTGTTTTCTTAGAAAAGAACACATGTACCAGCACAAGGATCATATCGGTGAATTCGATAAGGTCATGGTCTTCGGTGCTCAATCGTGTTCTGGAAGGGCAATGACATTTCATGTCATGACTGACTATGGCCTAATAAGAAGCAGAGTTCCAATTCACATGCTTTGTTGGAAAGAAGATGCTCCCCAAATGCCTCTGGACTATTTGCAGCTTTGGGATTGCTTCCACGAAAATGTTTCTGTTGTACAATACGAAACTCTTTTAGATACGAGAGCAAAGGTAGTTCTAAAAGATAAGTCAGAACATTGGGGTGAATATGTAATGACCTTTGATTGGTACAGAAACTCTTATTCCGATGAGCCAACTCAATATAAATGTTTACATATGATTGCATTGGATAATGGAAATTATACTTTGCAGCCAAACAATAGAGTTTTTTGGAAAAACATGTCTTTTGTCACTAAGCCTTTCCCCGAGAATCTAGATTTCAAGGTTGATGATAAATCTTGGAGATGTGAAGGAAAAAGTGATCGATGGATCATTGACGGAAACGATGACAACTACTATTATGATATCAAGGAGAATAAGTAATGGATTTTTTAAAGGAAATGATTAATGCATCGGGTAACAAATACGCCAGTAAAGTGGATGACGGTCTTGATGGAGCTGATGTTAGCGGCTACATTGATACTGGGTCTTATGTGTTTAATGCTCTGCTATCTGGTAGTCTATTTGATGGTCTACCTAATAACAAGATTACCTGTCTCGCTGGTGAATCTGCTACTGGCAAGACTTACTTCAGCATTGGTATCGTGGCACAATTTCTGGCAGCGAACCCCGAAGGCGTAGTTCTCTACTTCGATACCGAACAGGCAGTCACCAGTGACATGTTTACTGAGCGGGGAGTAGATCCCAAGCGCATTGCCGTGTTCCCTGTTGAAACAGTTGAAGAGTTTCGCCATCAGTGTCTGACCATCGTTGACAAGGTTCTTGCAACAGATGAATCAGAGCGCAAGCCAATGATGATTGTTCTTGACTCACTGGGCATGTTGAGCACTGCCAAGGAAATGAACGATGTCGCTGAAGGCAAGAACACCCGCGACATGACTCGCGCACAAGTCATCAAGGGAACCTTCCGCGTTCTTACTCTCAAGTTGGGTAAGGCAAAGATTCCCATGCTCATGACGAATCACACCTACGATGTAGTAGGAGCCTATGTTCCAACAAAGGAACTTGGTGGCGGATCTGGTCTAAAATATGCGGCTTCTACTATCGTAACTCTATCCAAGAAGAAGGATAAGCAGGATGATGAAGTTGTAGGTAATCTAATTACTTGCAAACTTTACAAGAGCCGACTAACCAAGGAAAACAAGATCGTTCAGGTTCAACTGAACTTCGATAGCGGTCTGAATCGTTACTACGGTCTTGTTGACCTTGCCTTGGATTGTGGTATCTTCAAGAAGAACTCTACTAAGATTGAACTTCCTGATGGTACTAAGGTGTTCGAAAAGCATATCAA